AAACCGATTAACGCTCAGCGCACGGTTACGGCTCATTCTCCGCTAACAGAAGACTTGGACGAAGAAATGAAGCTGATGAAGGAAGAGGAGGATACGGCTGCGCAACGTAATAACATGGTTGGTCTGACAATGGGATATGGAGAATGAAAGAACTATCATTTCATGAGCGACAATTCCTGCAATGTCTGTTCCGGCAACAAGGTAGCATAAAGTATTCGTTTGACGAGTTTGTCCGTAGGGTAGGACCTCTTCTGGCTAAATGGTCGGATCATGGCGGCGACCGTGTATGGATAGGTAATGCTACTATTGAAAAGCAAATAGAACGTCTGTTGGATGATTTACACACGCAGCTCGTAAGCAATATATCCAATACAGTTACCGATGTATGGAATTTAGGCAATAGGAAAGCGGATGAACTGGTAACGGGCTATATTAAGGATATGGCTATCTCCGCTACGCTAAGGGAAAAATTGTTTTCCCGGAATGCCGATGCGCTGAATACTTTATTGAAACGTAAAGATGAATTTGGTAAAACCATATCCTCTCGTGTCTGGGACATAACGGACGGGGCCATGGATAATCTGGAGTATTACCTTTCTTCCGGATTGTCTTCCGGTCGTCCGTCGGCGTTGATCAGCCAAGATATACGGCAATTGCTAAACGAACCCAACCGTCGTTTCCGACGGGTAAGGGATGCGAATGGGAAGCTGGTTCTATCCCAGCCAATGAAAGACTATCATCCAGGACAGGGTGTTTATCGTTCGTCTTACAAAAATGCCCTACGTTTAGCAGCAACGGAGACCAATAAGGCTTTTCGAACTGCCGATTACGAACGTTGGCAGAAAATGGACTTCGTGACTGGTTATGAGGTGGAACGTTCACCATCGAATCATGGTCCGTGTCCTGTGTGTGATGCAAAGGCGGGGCAATACTCAAAAGATTTCAAGTTTACGGGCTGGCATCCGTTCTGCATCTGTATAGCTACGCCGGTCATGATGGATCATGGGGAGTTTGCGGAATGGTTGCTGGGGGATGGAAAGGTTGAAAGAGATAGTATTTCAATCCAATATTCAAAAGATAGAACGAAAGAGCTGCAAAATTGGGCAAAGCAGTCTTTATTGAATGGCTCATTCTCTCATAAAGATTTTCCGGTACGAGTTAAAATGACAGGAAAGTCTATCAAAGAGTTCTTGAATCAGCCTCATAAGTTCAAGAAAGAGAAGAACGAATTGATAAAAAATATAGGAGCGATATTTGCCGGTTCGG